CATTAAATGTTATTGAAGATGTTTCTCCTGTTTCAGCTATATTTACAGTATCAACAAATCCAGAAAATATTTGATATGGATCATCTACAATAGCAAGAGCATTACTTGTGGTTGTTAGAACTCCAAAATAAACATTAACCACCACTCCTTGCTGTGTTTGTGTCAACGCACTTGCTAACACATCTGTATTTAAACCACCAGCAGATATTCTTATACCACTAGCTTTGGTTTCTGCTGTTTCTTGTACTTGACTAATAGATATTAAATTACCTAACCCTGTATACACTTGACCTTCAACAGTAAAGTCGCCATAACCTGTCCACACTCTTAATGATTGCGTGTATAAAAATTCTACTGCATAGAATGGTCTAGTTTGGGTGCTAGATAATTGAGTAGAAAATGTGCTACCAATCGTTCTAGCCATAATGATTAACCTTTAGACTTAGTGGCTTTTTTCTTAGTGGCTTTCTTCTTTGTTTTAGTCTTGGCTTTAATTTCTTTTGGCTCGTCAACTTTAACCTCTATCGCTGAATTATTAGAAATAAAGTTGTTCGCTAAATCTACTTTCCATTGTTTATCACAATCAATAATCTCGTTATTTTGATAAATCCTGGTTGCATTTCCAGATTCATTACTAGAGCCTTTAACATCTCTTAACATTTTTATCTTCATATTCCTCTCCGTTATTCATTACATAATATTCTTTAAATACTATCTAATCAATATAAGAGTGAGGAGCAGACAATGAGCAATCAAAACCACTCCCCACAAACTTATCAGATATTATGCGTCTGTTGAATCAATAGGATTACCCAACACAGCTTGAACACTTATAGGTGTTCCGTTTGAGTGAGTACCTGTTGCGTCAATCTTAACTCTCACATATCTGTTCCCACCGATATAACCAATTTGGCTTGTCTGTGGTGTTTCGCCATTTGCGTCTAGTGTCAAAAAGATACCATTTGAATCAACACTTCCCTCTGTTACTGCTGTTGAGCTAGTAACGGCTGAAAATGTAGAATCGTCTGTTGAATCTTGAAGTATAAAGTCAAACTTTACACTCCCAGATAATGTATCGCCTTCAATACCAGAGTTCACAATGAACATTACTGATTCAAAACCTTGTGTATCAACAGTAGTTCCATCTGTGTCTGCTGTAAATACTTTTGCGTCTTGACAAGTAACTGACTTAGTTCTATTTGCAATATCTCTCATAATAAACCCCCGTTATGCAGAAATGTTTTGTAGTCTAATCGCTTCCGCTAAAACTACAGCACCGCCAACTCTTCGTCTGGCGACATAACGAATATTACCACTTGTTGCTTGTGAGTAAGGATCACGCATGACCGATAAATTTACTCTGTCAACAATAGTGTAAGCTCTTGAGAAATCTCCATATGCTATCGGTTTAGCTGAACCAGCTACATCTGGCATATCTTCTGCTAAGATGTATGGCTTTCCTAAGATTGTTGCTGGTGTTCCACCAACATAGCTCATAGCATTTACAAATATCTTTTGACCTTCTGTATCTTCTAACTTTAATACATCAGCAAAAGTAGCTCTGTTCATCACAAAACTTGCGTTTGCCATATAGTCAGATTTGATAGCCATAGTTAAGTCAACAAGACCATTAGCTGTCAATGCAGTTCCACTTCCAGAATTAGTTGAACTAACTCCAGCAGATGAATCTGTAAAGCCTTGTGGTCTACCAACACCATTTCCAGAAACAAATGCAGTACCTTCTGCTTTCGCAAACTGTGTACCAAATTCTTCTGACATTTCTGATTCTAAATCAAAAGCAGAATCTTCCAACATAGCTTGTGAAATATCCACTAAAGCATAAAGCTCATGTGCGTCAATTTGCATTAAGCCTGTTGTATAGCCTGTTGTTTCTGATCTAGTGCCTGTTTCTGCAACAAAAGAAGCAGAGAATTGACCTGTTCTTTTAGGAATCTCAATACCTCTGTTTGATGTAGTTCTAACTCTAGCAATAGAACGGATTGGAGAAATCTCTGTTACACCTTTAATTAAGTCTGCAACATATTCTGCTGGAGCATAGAAACCACCTAATGTATCGTCAGATTCATATAGTGCTTTCTTTTCCATTTCATCAACTTCCCCTTTTCTTAGCCAATCGCCAAATGCTTTCATTTGAATGTCAACATCTTTTGTTTCGCCTGTATTAGGTCTAGCAATAACTGTTTCCAGGTTATCTAGCTTCGCCTGTGCTTCTGCTAAGTTCTTTTCTTGAATCTCAATAGCTTGTTTGGTTTCTGCCATTTTAGAAATGTCATCAGCCATTTTATCAACTTTTTCTTCAAGTAGAGGATCAGCAGAGCCTTTCTTTTCAATCTCGTCTAGTCGCTTTGAATTTTCACTTTTGAAATCTTCAAAAGTAGAATTCAAATTGTCTATTACAGATTTGATTTCATCACTCATAATAAACTCCGTTAATGTTTAATTGTTTCAATTAAATGCTTAATACTATCTACAACATCTCGCTGTTCATTTAATTCTGGATTAAATGATTTATATAATATATTTGCACTTTGTTTCGCAACAGAACTAGACATTAATCCCACATCACGCAAGTAATGTTCTATCTCTCTTACATTCATTTCAGCTAATTTTACTTTTGTAATCTTAGCTTTTGGATTCATTGGAAAAGTTACCATTGATATTTCCATCAAATCCAAATTCGTAATTGTTCTTTTCTTTAGCTTATCGCTATATTTATAATCATCTGGTGCTAACTTATAGCCGATTGACATAGAATCTAATGCACCCATTTTCATTAGCTCGTACACTTCCTTGCCTTTCTGTGTACCCATAGCTAATCTGCCTTTGATCTTTAGCCCTCTCTTATCTTCTTCTAGTGCGTCAATCACACCAATAGGTTCATCAGTCTTATGTTGATAAAGTAATTTAATTTGTTTGGGCTTCTTGTCATAGATTGATTTAGCAAATGCACCTTGTTTGATAACATCATTTCCTAAATCTTTGTTGCCAAATACAGAAGCATAACCTTCAAAGCTCCCATCTTCCTCTGTATCAATACCTTTATAATCACATTCAAGGTCTAAAACATCATTTACTATTTCAAAATGTTCATCAGACATAACTCAAATTCCTTGTCAAGTAAAAGTTCCTTTATGATAGCAATACTTGTGCATTAATTACAAGCAAAAAAAAAGGTGCAGAGAATTAGCAAAAACTCCACACCAAAACTTTAGCAAGTTTAAATCTTTAATATGTTATTAATAAAAATAACCAAACAGTACCTAACATCATAGCAAATAAAATGGTACTTGCCACAATTTCCCAACCTGTCATATATTCTTCATGTTGATTGTGTTTATCTTCCATATTTTACTCCATAATAAATGGGAGCATTTCTGCTCCCTGTTTATGTTATTAAATTACCCTACCTAAACTATCTTTTTCTATCGGAGTTTTTGTAAAACCTCTTTCAGAAACATAGTATCTAACACCATTTAACTCCATATAATCTCCTACTGATGTAGAACGATATTCTTTACCTAGTGCTTCTTTTGACCAGCTTTCATCAATGTTTTGTGAAGATTGATAAACAACTTCTAACAAACAAGTACCATCAGAACTTTCATATGCTTCATCAAATTCCCAGTACCCTAAATATTTATCTTTATCACCAAACACATCATGGAATAATTTAATTGTGTATTTTGCTTTTTGTTTTTCTGTATTCATTTTCTTGCTCCTGTTTAAGTTTTTATATAAGCTGTTATCAACTTATAGAACCTATTATATACATTTTAATTGTATAGTCAACTTTATTATATACTTTATTTGGTCTGTAAGTAATTGATTTATATAGCTATTAAAAAATATATACAATTATTTTATAAAAGATTATAATTATTGGTTGAGATTAACTAAAAATGAGCAAAATTATGGCTAAAACTTATGATGATTATTATTTAATTGCTTCAGATATATTAGGCAAGAAAGGCAATCTTACAAAAAAAGACTATGATAAGTTTATGGCTATTCCTTATGATGACTTTGAGGATTTTCAGA